TTCAACTTCTTTTACTTTATTTATCGCTTCATCCTTTTTTACGGTCAAATCGTCAGGGTGGATCCCTGTCCATAATACGATGTGTTTTCTTTGAATGATCTTTGGGTTATCCTCAAAAAATATTTGAAGTACATTATAACCCAAATTAAATGCGTGATTTGCTATCTTAGTGAGTAGGGTACTTTTTCCAACCCCTGTCGGGGCAAGTATAACACCAATCTCACCTTTAGCCAATCCACCTTTTAATAACCTATCAATACCAGGAATACCCATAGGGATTGGATGTCTGTAATCCTCGTTTAAAACATCGTCCAAGTTTGAGAAAACATCCATAAGTGAAATTTCTCTTTCTCCGACTTGTAACGCATTTTTAAATAATTCCTCAATTGTGTCATAACTTTCAAACTCACCACCATCAATGATTTTCTGAGCCTTTGTCATGGCTTTTGAAACTTCTTGTTGCTTACAAAATTTCAAAGCCTTTTCTTGAACAAATTGAAGTCCTTCAACGTTAATATCTTTGATTTTTTTTATTGTGTCAATCACAACCTTTGCAACGGTTTCTTGAGGTAATTCGCTTCTTGTAATTTGGTTTAGCGTTTCAAACGATGGTGATGCTTCGTACTTTTTGAAATACTCTTTAATCATTTGTAAAATGATTTTGAAGTATTTGTTTTCAAAATAGGTTGGTTCAATAACATCAATAATAGAATGGGCGAACTCCTTATCAATGACAAGTTGGTTAAGTAATTGTAACTGAAATGTTTGTCCTAAATATTCAAAATTTTTCTCTGTCGCCATATAATTTCTCTTTGATGTATTGATAAATATTACACATCCAAACTATAATTCATATAATCAAAACTTAATTTTTTTGTTGAAAAAATCTCGGTTAGGGCTGTCAGAATGGGTTTTAATTTTGGTCGAAGATCGACTGTGTATCTAACTTTGGGCGGATAAACCTTCGCGTCGAGATACCTTGAATATAATACACTTTCACCATTTTTAATTGTTAATGTGAATTTTTCAGGACCATTTAAAAACGATGTTTCCATAATTTCAGGGTTTTCAAAAATCTCATATTGATTGTCCATCATATAAGTCGCAGTTCTAACTCTTAGATTATCACGAAATTCTGTAATAAACCCCTCAATAAATTCATGCAGTTCCACTGAATTTTTTGCCTTTGGATTATACCCCCTCACATTAAAAAATCTTTGGACGATAATGTTTTCATTCACTTTTAACAAAAATTCCAATTTTGTTGTTTCTTGATCTTTCATAATTTGTTTTTTTGGTTTTTAAATTTTGTTTTTTCTTTTCTTGTTAGTTTTAGTATTGGTTTTAAAAATTCAACCCATGCGTCGTCTTTTTTTGGTAGGTATTTGAATAACCCATCTTCCATCATCATTTTAATTAGATTTTTATAACCTCTCCCATCAGGGTCTAATGTCTCACTATAATATTGATTAACAATTTCTTTAGCTTGATCTGTAATGAGGGGGCTTGATAAATCTATTATTTTTTGATTTATCGTAAAAAACTCTTCACCATAAATTCCTTCTTTTGTTCTTCCTGTAAGTAAATTTTTAAGTGCGACATTTTCTTTATCTTCTTTTAAAAGTGTTTCTGCTTTTGATAAAATATCATCAAATGATACTAAATTTTCAAGTACCTCAGGGAATAATTTTACCAATGTTTTTTCACCAAATAACCTTATACCATCAATATTATCAGATGTGTCACCACAAAGGATTTTAACGGTCTTGATATTAAAGTGGGGGAACTCTAAATCTTTATTTTTAACCATATCACCCATCTTATATGTTTTTTTTGCGTTGGGTGAATAAACTGACACCTTACCTGAAATAAGTTGTGTAAGATCCCTATCCCCTGAAAAGATGGTTATTTGTTCATTCTCAGCTATTTGACAATAATATGATATAAGGTCGTCGGCTTCATTATTATCAACCTCAATTTGTCTTACAAACATTTCTTCCAAATATTGTTTTATTCGTTCTTTTTGTCTGTAAAATGATTCCTTTTTTTGATCAGTATCTGTTGATGACCTTTGCTCTTTATATTTGGGATATATTAACTTACGTGAGGATGAATTTGAATCTCCGTCCCACATAACTACCACCTTGTCAAAGTTTTGTTCTTCTATGAACTTACGGAGGGTATTTAAGAAATGATAAATACCTCCGATATGTTCTCCTTTGTGGTAAAATTCTTTGACTCCATAGAAGCCTATCTTGAGCAGATTATTTGCATCTACGAGCAATGTTTTAGTCATCTTTTTTTATTCTTCTGGTTTTTCTTCTTTCAATTCAAAATCACCATCCACACCTAAAATTTCTTTCCAATAATCCGCATATTCTTTTTTGTATTTTTCAATAGATGTTTTTTCCTCTGCGGGTTCTTTACCTGCTATAAATCCGTGTGGTGTCACAATAATTTTACCATCATCATATCCTAAACCAGAAATATGATTTTTAAGAACAGAGATTTTAGTTCTACTCGCAAACTTTACACTTCTTTTGTCTTTTGTTGCGGTAATCTTTGTAGTACCAGCACCTTTTTGATTACCAAACAAGAATACTAAAGATGAATTTAACCAAATAGCCTCACCACCTTTTGCTTTAATTTTTGCTTGACCGAAAGGATTGTCAGGTAACTCAACCCAAGGTTGATTCACAATAATCAACGTATTTTCATATTTACTATCTGATTTACGTGACCCTGAAATTCTTTGATTAATACCCATACCTATTTTATCTGCAAGAACTGCCGCATTGTGTTGACGACCACCCTTTCCGTCATATGTCATTTTACACGGAACGGACCCCACACTATCCCAGAGAAAACATAATGAATAATCTAAATCACCCTTTTCTTGAGCATCCAATAGTTCATTAATATAATCGGTAATTTGTTCGATATATTGAAATGAGTTGTTAAATAAAAAGAACCCATCCCAATCCATTTCTCCTGTTGACTCATCAACAACCTCATCACATTCAAATCCCATCATCTTTGCGTGGTCAAATGACCATTTTTGTTCAGTGATAATGAATACAGGTAAAGTTTGTTTTTTCTGAGCATCAACAGCCGTCTTTACAAGTGCAGTTGTCTTACCTGTATCTGAGTGCCCCAAGAACATATTAATATGTCCAATTGCAGGACCTGGTAGCCCCACCGCATCCAAGAACTCAGGACCCAAATCAAAATACCTTTGTGGTTTATATTTTGCCGATGTTGAGAACTTATTCTTGATTGATTTAAAATCTTGTTTCTTTAAAGCCATAATTAAATTTCGTATTTGTAGAACTGTTCTAAGTTCTCTAATTTATCTTTTGCACACGCCCTTTTCTCAATTAACTTGTCCATTTCTTCTATATGCTGTGGATGTTCTCCAATACCCACCGCACTATTAAAATAAACTAAAAGTGATGCTTCGGCTTCTAACATTTCGGCCTCATACTTTGCTCTAAGAGCTCCGTACATTTTTGTTTTAATTTTGTCCATGCTATTAAGTTAAATTGATTAAATATAATAAAGGATGGACACTTTGTCCATGTAAATGTCCATCCTATGATTTTGTTTGATTAGAAAGGTAGGTCTTCGTCTGGTTCTCCGTTAGCCTGTGGATCTTCATATGTGCTTTCAGACCCCCCAATTGATTTGGTATCAACAGATGAATCACCATAAACGTATTTTCCTGCGTCTGAATCCCACCTTGGGGTTTCTCCCCTTGCGATTGCTTCCAAATAGTCTTCAGGTTTTTTTGAATAGACATCCGCCCAAGTTAATTCATCATTTAACCATTCTTTAACGGTATCTTCATTCTCATGTAAAGGTTGTGGATCATCTTGCATAATAGCTTGAATTACCGTATAAGGTTTTCCGTTATTTGCCTTTGTTTTGGTAAGTTCCAAAATGAGGTCTCTACCTTTTTGTGGATCTGTAATATCTCCTTTTGCTCTCCAAATTGGAATGATTTTATCCAAAATTCCTTCTTTTTTGTAATTGTGTTTAAATCTCCAAAACTTTGGACCATCCTTTTCTTGGTCACGATCAATTACTTTGACAATATAAAATAATCTTGATCTATAAGAACTTGCGAGTTTTTTATCCGCTTCTTTTCCTGTTGAACTTAGTTCTTCATAAAGTTCATTAAGCGGTGACCTTTCATTGTCGTTTTTGCCAGGGTCATAAAGTTTAACCCATTTTCCATCCACTTGAACTTCGTGGTACCATACTTCTTTGAATGGTGAGCTCCCGTCACTTGTGGGTAGAATTCTGATTCTTTTTTGCCCTTGATTTTCTTTATCGCCAAGAACGGCAGCGAAGTATTTTTTCATTCTCTCGTCTTGACTCATCTTTGAGCCTGAAGACGAACTTGACTTTTGTTGTTTTTCATACTGAGCCAAAACAGCATCCATTGCATTTGTCGCCATAAGTTAAAAGTGTTTAATTGTTAAATTGTTTAAGAAATATAAGTGTTATAAGTGAGTTGTCAAATTAAAAAGGGGTATGAATTTTTTATTTTCATACCCCAAATTATAATGTAATATATTTAATTTTTCAATTTGTAAGCCTCCTCCAACCCAACACCCAGCATTGCAGAGCTTGAGCTTGGTGTAACACCCTTCAATTTGTAAGCCTCCTCCAACCAGTGTTTCATAATTGATTTAATATCATCATATTCGAGATAAAATAACGATTCAATTTTTGACCATATTTCGCCGTAGTGAATCCAAACATACTGATTTTTCTTATTGTATTGCATAAGAATTTCATTATCAGAATCAACGTAAAATACTGAATTAGGATATTTGGAACTGGTTTTTTGAGTTAAGTTTCCAAAATATTTATTCAGATACAGTAAAACTACTCTAACTAACTGCGGTCTATTTATTATTATGTTCATTACTTAACTTCAACAGGTCTTTCATTACCAGGAAAATCTCTGAAACTATCTTTAATTTCTGACGGAGAAAAATCTTTCACCTCATCAGTTGTTAAAACATATTCATTTTTTCCTGATTTTTCCATTTCTTCTTCTTTATCTACGAAGAAATCTGAAAGTTTTTGATTATATGGTCCCGAATCCAAACTTCTCAATTCTAGTTTTTCTTGTGCTGTCTTTGGTCTGTATTTTTCAACTTTGGCTTCTAAAGAATCTATTTTTGAAACGAGTTTGTCCATTTCTCCAAGTTTTGTTTGCAAGTTTTCCAACTGTCCAAACAAATTATTAAAATATTCTTCTTGCTTTGTTTCTATTGATTTTTGAGATGTAACCAAATCTGTAATATCTAATTCTTCTGTTGAGTCTCCCTCTTCTGATTCCCCTTCAGCACCTACTTTTTCAACATCAGGATCTGTTTCAGGATTAATTGGTTCAGGTTCTGCCGGTGGAGCTGGAGGTACCGCACCTTCGGGTGATGGTGGAGGTACTTCTCCCCCTAATGGTGGAGCGGCCGCCGCGGGATCTGCGGGTGGAGCGTCAACCGGTGGTGGAGCGTCAATCGCTTCTTGTTCATAGATATATCTATTTATTTGATTATATCTTCTTAGTTCCTCTAATATTTTTTTATCTACACTCATTTTTTTAACCATTTAATAATTGTTTAATACCTTTTGCAGTTTCAACCTGAATTTTTCTAGATTGATTTACGGTGTTATCAACTCTCTCAATAAGACCGT